GATAAAAAAGTATTTGAAAGAATGAAGAAAAATAATCCTAGAAGATATCAAGTTGCAGGATTAGGTAACTGGGGTATAGTTGATGGATTGGTTTATGAAAATTGGAAAGAAGAAAAATTTGAATTAAATACAATAAGAAACTTAGATAGTGCTTTTGGGTTAGACTTTGGTTATACAAACGACCCAACAGCACTATTTTGTGGTGCAATAGATTTAAAAAACAAAAAGATTTATGTATATGATGAAATATATCAAAAAGGAATGAGCAACAAAGTAATATATGACAAAATAAATCAGATGGGTTATTCAAAAGAAAAAATAACAGCAGATAGTGCAGAACCAAAGTCAATAGATGAATTAAGGGGATTAGGTTTAAGACATATTACAGGAGCGTTAAAGGGAAAAGACAGTATAAACAATGGTATTCAATTTATACAAGATTTTGAAATAATAATACATCCTAAATGTGTAAATTTCATAACAGAAATAAGCAATTATACTTGGGATGAAGACAAGTTTGGAAACAAAATAAATAGACCAATAGATGATTTTAATCATTTGATGGATGCAATGAGATATGCAGTGGAAAAATATATAAATCAAAAGAAATTACAATTTGGTTATAACAATATAATGTAAAGGAGAAAAATAATGAGTTTTGTAGAAAAAATACAATATAAAGATGATTTTTTAAGTGAAAAAAATATAAACCAAAACATAAGTATATTATGGGGAAAAGCATTACCAATATTTATGCACAGAAAATATTTACAAGATAGATTTACAAGAAAATATGATAAAAAGGATGTTGTTGTTGCACTTGAATATTATATAAGTATTATTGCAAGTGGATATTTTGGAGGAAAAGAGCCTCAATTTAAAGTTAAGAATATAAATGAGACTCAAAAAGGAATTTTAAATAAAATATTTAAAAGAATTTTTGGAGAGAAAAATGATCCAGAAGACTATCAAGCTATTATTGATTATATTGCAAAATATAATGACAATGGTAGCTTTTTTTATGACTGTGTACTTGATTATATTACAACTGGAGCATGTTATGGATTGGTGTATGAAAATAAGAGCAACGAAGAAGTATATGCCAATGTTTCAAGCTTGAATACAGTAGCTATATGGAACTATGATGTACCTAGTACAAAAATAGGTTTATTAAGATGTTGGTACGAAAACACAGCAACAGGTGGAATTGAAACACATTTAGAAATAATAACAAAAGACTATAAAAAGCAATTTGTTGATGGAGTAGAAAAGAAAACTATTACAGAAAATGCTGAATATAAGTTTGAAGAGGTAGATTGTAGCAATAAACCTGTAAGATGGACAGACTTGCCTTGTTTTGCTGTAGAGAACCCATATGGAATGTCATTTTTTGAAAATGTTATAACTTTAATAAACAAAAATGAAAAAGTAATAGAAAATAATGCAAATATTTTTGATTATAACGATAATGCAAAATTAAAAATAACAGGTTTTTCTCCAGTAAACGAACCATTAATACCAGTTACTGATGAGAATGGAGAAGAGCAAAAGGATGAAACAGGAAATGTAATAATGACAAAAAATCCAGCAAGGATACAAGAAGATGAAGCTGTTTTGAATGCAAAAGTATTTTATACTCCAGATAAAGATGGAGATATTGATTGGATTATAAAAGATATAAACGATAATGCGTCGGAAAATCATAAAAAGACATGCTTAGATATGGCTCTTATGATTGCTGGTGTTCCAAATGTAACTGATCAAGGGTTTACTGATGCAGATAATGCAGCTGCGTTGGAAAAGAAATTTTTTCCTCTAGAACAAGTGTTACAGCAAGCACATCATTTGTTTAGAAAAGAATATTTAAGAATGTGGGAGATGATAACCGCAAGAATAAATTTAAAAAAAGGCAAAGAATATGACTTTAGAGACATAGATGTTATATTAATACGTAATTTGCCTACAGATACAGAAAGCTTAACAAATGCTTGGTTAAAATTAAGAGGCTTAATAAGTGACAAATCGATTATAAGTCATTTGCCATTTGGATTAGACGCAGAATCAGAACTTGCAGAAATGGATAAACAAAATGAAGAGAATATTCAAAAGAATTTACAACAAATGCAAATGATGGGACAAGCAGGAGCAAATCAAGACAATAAAGAAAACAATCAAGATAACAAAGTAACAGATTTAACAGACACACAAAAAGCACAAAAACTAACAGCAGATAACAAGAAAGAGCAAACTAAAGTAGTTAATAAACAAATCAATAAAGAATAGAGGTGTTTTATATGTGGGAACAACACGATAATTATATGAAACAATTAAAACAACTATATAATAAAACATCAAAACAAACACAGAACAGATTTCAGGAAATTTTTAATACATTTAATTTTATATCAAAAAGTATATATGACATAGCAAACAATACAACTAAAAAAAGAATAAATACATATATAGAACAATGGAAAGAACAAGGATTACTAAAAAATAATAATTACTTTACTATATTAGCAAATAATATTTATAAGAGAACAAGAGTAAAAAATAGTGAAATACTTGAATTACTTATATATTCAGCATATATAGAAGAACAAAGCAAACTAGAAGAGCAAGAAAAACAAATAATGTATGAAGATGCAAACTATTACTATGAAGAAGGACAAAAAGAAGTAAATAAAAAGAAAAAGCCATCAATAATTCCGATGGCTTTATTTCTTGCATTATTAGACCAACCAAATTATAGTCGGACTAACTTGGAAACAGTATATTGAAGCAACAATGCAGTATAATGTACAACAAATATATAAACAAGTAATTTTAAATATACAACAACAAAAAGACCTAGAAATTGATTCTGATGAATTTCAAACAATAATAAATAGACAAAATAATCAGAAGCTTAACATTAATGGCGATAAAATATCAGGTGCAGCAGATTTACAAATGATTGGCTTAAATAATCTAGCAAAAGCAGAAGGAATAAAAGAAGTAACAGAAGATAATTCAAAAGTTAGATTTATTGCAGTAGAAGATGATAAAACAACTTTAATGTGTGATAGTTTAAATAATCAAGAGTTTTATATTAACAAAGAAAATGTATTTGATAGATATTATGGTGAGACACAAAAAGAATTAACAGTACAAAGAATTAGATGCAATGGATTAGTACTAGGCTTAAATCTCCCACCAATACAACATCACTTTCACTATTGTAGAAGTACAATTATGTATTTGCCAAATATTTCAACAGTAAAAGATAGTTCAGAAGATGAGGATTTGTTACAATATCTTGATATAAATAATTATATAAAGAAAGATATAACGAAACAGAAAAACATCCTAATAAAACAAGCTTTTAAAAATGATATGATAAGAAACATTGCTTTAAATAACAATATAGAAAAAATATACATATATGGTAAAAAGAGCAAACACAAAGCAAATAATATTTATTTAAACGCTGAATGGAAACGAGCAAATCAAAATAAGAAAAATAGAACTATAAGACATGAAGTAGGTCATGCAATTGATTATAAGCATAAACATATTTCATGTGGAGGAGAATTAACAACAGCTTTAGAAATAGATAAATCAAATATATTAAAACATAAAGAAGAAATCAATAAAAAATTAAGAAGCAAAGAATATGAAGAATATGCAGAATTAAGTGATATTATAGGCGGACTAACAAACAATAAAATAAGAGGAAAATATAAACATGATAATGAATATTGGAAAAGAAAAAATGCATTAGAAAAAGAAACTTTTGCAGATTTATTTGCAATTGCAGGAGGAAATGATATAAAATATTTACAAGTAATAAACAACTATTTGCCCAATACATTAAGTGCCTTTGATGGGCTAATAAGGAGGATAAAGTAATGTTTTATGATGATGGATTTGATAAAGAAGTAGAAAAGAAATTAAATGATTACAAGATAAAATTTGCAGACGAATTTCCACTAATGGAATTTGAGGGCAATAAGAAACAACTCATAAAAACAATAGATAAATGTATTAAGAAAAATAAAAAATATCATGTGAAATATGAAGATGACGAGGACGATTAAATAGCACTTACTAGCAAGTAGGTGCTATTATTATGGAAAGAAGGTGGAAAATATGTATATAAATCCATTTTGGTGTGGAGTAATAGCCACAATATTAACAGAATTAACAGGAATAATAGGATATGCAATATATCTTAATATTAAAGAAAAAAATAAATAAGTTATTAACATTTTATAATTATAAATTTTAGACGTAGACGTACGTCTATTTTTTATGCCTTTTTACTGATTGCAGGCTATAAAGAACAACAGAATACAAATTCGCAATGGCTGGGGCTTTTAGCAATGGCTGGGGCAAAAGGAGTAAAGAATGGAAGGACAAGATAATAATCCAAATAATGCTAATACTGGGGCAAATAATGAATCAGTGGGAGCAAATAACCAAAACAATACAGGAGCAAACAACAATCCTGTTACATTTGATGATTTTCTGAAAGATGGAAAGAATCAAGCAGAATTTGACAAAAGAGTTCAAAAAGCTATAAACACAGCAAAAACAAACTGGGAAGAAATGATGAACAGTGAAAAAAGTGAAGCTGAAAAGTTAGCAAAAATGAACAAAGAACAAAAACTTGAATATCAAGCACAAAAAGAAAGAACAGACAAAGAAAAAGCACTTGCAGAATTAAATGCTTATAAATTAAAAGAACAAGCAACAAAAATAGCAAGTGAAAAAGGATTGGATATATCTTTATTGACTTTCTTTAATTTTGAAACAGTTAAGGCAGAAGAAATTAATTCAAAAATAGAAGAAGTTTCAAATGCTTTTAATAAAGCTGTTGAAAAAGCTGTAAATGAAAGATTAAAAGAAGATACTCCAATACAAAAAACAGGTATTGATAATACAAAAAGCAAATCAATAGCTAGATCAAGTTATTAAAAAATAGGAGGAATAAAAAATGGGAGAAATTACACAAGAAGCATTAAACATAATGCTACAAGATGGTAAAACAAAAGATAATTTAAAACAAGTATTAAGTGGAGTTCTAGAAAATGTTGCATCAAGAGCAATATCAGAACAAATCAAAGCAAAAAATGGTTCAGGAAATCCAGAAGGTGGAGTAATTGAATACAAAAGATTTGTAAATGCAGAATTAAAAGACAAAGGTACTGCAAGAGCAGCTGGTAAAGGAGATAAAGTAAAAGCTAAACCAGTAAAAGTTGTTATAGATACTGATAAAGAAATTGTAGAAGAACTACAAGGAAAAGACGTAAAACTTTATGGTATTGATGGTATGGCTGAAAAAAGAAAAGTAAATCATCAATCAGCTATTATAAGATACTTAGATAGAGAATTTTTTGCCAAAGTATTAGAAGGAACAGAAGTACAAGCAAAAGACAATATTCAAGATACAATTGATACTTTGTTACAAAAAGCAAGAACATTAAGAAATGATTTTATTGATGGAATAGAATCAGATTTATTAGTAATTGTTGTTGATAGCGAATACAGAAAAGGAATGAAAAAAATTCTTGACGATTTACCAAACGGAACAGATCCAAAGGAACAAGCAATTGGTATGTATGATTCTGTTAGAGTTTATGAAGCAACAAGATTACCAGAAGGTGTAAAAGCTGTTGTAATGATGGATGGAGCTATAGCTCAACCATTCTATGTATCAGAATATGGAGCAGAAAAAGTACCATTCGATGATGCTGTAGCATTAGAAGATTTCTTATATAAAGGAACAAAAGCATTAATGGAAGATACTATATTCTATGTAACAGATGCTAAACTTACAGAATTAACTGTAGAATCAGAAGCAGGAACAACAACAGGAAAAACAAAAATAACTGTTACACCATCACTATCTACAGGAAACAGTTATAAATATAAAACAGCAGCTAATCCAACAATGCCAGGATATGATGCAGTTTGCACATCTGGATACACAGCTTGGAATGGAACAGACGAAATCACAGCAACATCTGGACAAAAAATAGTAATTGTTGAAGTTGATTCAGCAAATAAGGCTAAAAAAGCAGGAATAGCAACAATTGCTTCAATGGCTTAGAATTAGGAGGTAATAGAAGTGGCAGAAACCAGTAATATAGATAAAATAATAGCAGATTTAGGAGCTAATTATAAAGACGACAAAGAAGTTCTAAGTGAAATATTAGAGGAAGTAACTTCTATTGCCTCTGATATTTCTAATAGACAAAAAAATGATGAAAAATTATTTCCATATATAAAGAAAGCAACAAAAGCAATATATCTTTCAAGGGGAGCAGAAGGCTTAACAGGTCGAAATGAAGGTTCTATTTCAACATCATTTGAAGACATTATAGATAAATTAAGAAATGATATTATTAAATCTGGATTAAGGAGGATTAAATAGTGTTATTACGAGATTTAACAAAAGTATATATATCAGAATATGAAGAAATAGAAGATCACGGAGAACCAGATAAAAAATGGAAATATAAAAGCATAGCTTGGCTAAATATGCAACAAGATGCAAATGAGCTAGACAGAAAGTCCACAGGAGAAGTAGATTACAGTATTTATAAAGGTAGAAGTACAAGAGATTACGATATACAAAAAGGCGATGGAGTATCATTTGAAGATGTCTCAAAATTAGAGAAGTTTATTCCTGAATATAGAGTATTAGATAAAAATAAGATAGGAAATACGTATGTATATAGAATGGAGAAAATGCAAAAATGATAAACTGTAATATAAAAGTAAAACATAATTTTAAAAATATAAATGCTATAATTCAAAAACTACCACAAACTGCAAAGATAATAACTGAAGATGTATTAAAAAATATTCAAGGTTATGCAATAAAATTGGAAAAAGGTCATAAAGAAGATGGAATAATAGTTGAAATGATAGATATGTCTACGAAAGAAGTAAAAGGAAGGGTCTATGCTGATCCTTCTAAATTTATAACTGAAAGTGGACAATCTTATTTGTGGTTTGAATACTTTGGAACTCGGACAATTTGCTGAGAAAACACATATAGGAAAAACAAAACACTTTATTGAATCGGGTTATACAGAATGGTATATACCTATAGACAAAGTAGGAAGAACATTAAACTATCCTATTGTAACAATAAGTGGAAAGCAATTCTATGTGGCAGTTCGGAGCAAAAGCAAATCATTTTTTAGGTGATGCAGAGTTTAAAAGCAGAAATGAAAATACAGAAATAGCAAAGAAAAGATTAGATGAAATGTTAAAGGAGTGTACAAAATGAAGGATTTAAGTATAAAAGAGTTTAGTGATTTAGTATATGAAAAACTAGAATCATTGAAATATAAGCAAATATTAACAAATCCTACAACAACAAGTAAATTTCCTTGCCTAGAATTACATACACCTTTAAAATCTGTGAATAAAACGGAAAATGCATTTCCAATTCAATCAACATTCCAAATATCAATAACTTGTTGGAATGAAAAGCAACGTCAAGCCATGCAAATGACAGATGAAGTTGATACAAAACTTCAAGAATATAATTTTATAAGGACAAATACCAGCCCTGCAATGTATGATCCTATATTGCAAAGATACGGTATAACAATAACATTTGAGGTTCGTTATAATTCAATAACGGCCTCTTTTAATTTTATAAGATAATAGGAGGAATTTTAAATGGACCCAAAAACAAGTACAATGACAAAATTGTTTCATGCAGATACATTAGAAGACTTAAAAACACAGGCTAAAAGAAAACAAATAGCTTTTGTACAAAGTATACCAGAATTTTTAAAAGCACCAGAAGGAGTGACTTATAGTGCTTTAGATATTCCGGATGAAAGAATGGCAGAAGGAAGACAGAAAGCAGAAAATCTAGAAATAGAAATATTATTTAAAGAAGACCAATATGATGAATTAAAAGCACTACAAACTGCAAAAACAAATGGCTATTGGGCAATCCAATTACCAGAAAGCACAGCTTCAGAGGCAGGAAAACCATTAACATGGTACTTTACTGGAACATGTTATGTTGGAATGAGTGAAATTGCTATAGATGATATGTTAAAATCAAAATTAACAATTTATAGAAGCTCAGAAATACAAGAAAGTAAAGGCTTTCCCACAACTTAGTTCTACATTAAGTGCTAGGAGTAGAACAAGAAAAGTTGCTAGCACAATAGAAGAAAATAATGAGAAGGCAGAATAAGCCTTCTCTCTTTTGCAAAGGAGAGAAAATAAAATGATTATAGAAATAAAAAATAAAACAATTAATTTAGTACTAAAAACACGAAAAATAGTAGACATAGCTAATCTACTAAAAAATAAAAATTTTGAAGAAGCCTTCACAAGAGCATATTCAATATGCGATAGAGAAGCTTTGTCAAAAATAATATTTAAATTAGCAGAAAATGAGGATGGCAAAAGTACATTTATGACATCAAATGAAGTATATGACTTTATGGATGATTGTAGACTAGAAGGAATAACTGCAAATGATTTATATGAAAAGATTGCAGAGGCATTGAATGATGAGGGTTTTTTCAAAAAGAAAATGAGCAAGAAAGAATTAAAAGAAATGACCTCAAATCCTTTATCGACAATGAATATGAACGATTTAGTTCAAAAGTCAGCAGAAAGTGCAATGAGCAAAATAGCAGAGAAACAACTTCAAGAACAAGGATTTCAAGGTTACGAGGCTTAAATGATATAATAGAAAAAATAAAAACAGCTCATAATTTAGTTGAGTTAATATATTCAATAGAATCTCTAGCGTATTACTTTGATATAAAACCACATGAGTTTTGGAATAGCAGATACTCAGAAATAAATACATATTGTCAAATACATCTTGTAAAAATAATTGATGAATTAAAAAGTGAAATTAATTTGCAAGAAGCGGTTACTAATAAACTTATAAGAGCAGATAGTATGAGCAGAAACCCTAAAATAGTACCAATTAGAGATAATTATAAAGAACTATTTAAGGAAGAGGAACAACAGGTACAATCTCCAGAAGAAATTATAAGAAGAATGAGAAGAATAATGAAAGCAGAAAAAAATTAAAAAAATCATATTTTCGACAAACTTCGACAAAAAAGTGTAATTAAAAGTGCTATAATTTTTTTCATAATATAAATAAGGAGGAACAGATTATGAAATGTCCGAAATGTGGAAGTGAAAATGTTCAGGTACAACTTGTTGAAGAAGGTCAACAAACAAATAAAAAAGGTATTGGATTGGGGGGACATGTAAATAATAGTGCAAGAGGATTTACAGCTTTGTGTACATTAGGTATGTCTAATTTGTTTTGGAAAAAATCTAAAGGAACAAATAAAACTAAAACAATAAATTCTACTGTGGCAGTTTGTCAAAACTGTGGTAATGCATGGACAATAAAGAAAGGGAAAATGGGCTTTGCTCCTATAAGTATATTCAAGTAAACATTATAGTTAAAAAATACTTACTTAGGTAGGTGTTTTTTTATTATGCTAAAAATTAGAAAGAAGGGAGGAATAACAATGACAGTAGAAGAAATAGAGATAGTTGTAACTGCAAAAGTAGAAGAAGCATTGAAAGAATTTGAAAAAATGTTACCTGCAATAAAAGAAAAAATGAAACAAGTTCAAGAAGTTTTTTCGAAAGTAGATACAAAGGCAATGACAAGCAAATTACATCAAGCAGTTAATTTTATGAAAAAGAAAATGCAGGACTTAAAAAAGAGTTCTGAAAGCAACGAAATTGCAATTAAAGTTAATAATAAAGATGCACAAAAACAAATATCTCAAATACAAAAACAAATAGATAGTTTACAAGAAAAAATAAATGCTCGACAAATGAAATTAAACGTAATAAATCCTCAGATTGATAAAATTGTGGATGATACTAGAAAAAGTGTAACACCCGATGGAATAAAACCTAATGATAAAGCAATGGATACAACGATTGATAATGCATTGAAATCAAATAAAGATTTTACATCATTAAATAGTCAAGCACAAAAGTTATATACAGAAATAGAAATGTATAATAAACAACTAAGTGAAGCAAAAAATAAAATGACACAATTAAATCAAGAAACAAACAAGACAGCAACTACTCAAAATAAATTGGGTAGTTTTTTTGGAGCATTTAAACAAAAAATAGAACAAGTAAAACCTAGTATATCTAATATGAAAGACAGCTTTAAAGAATTACCAAAGTTAACTCAAAATATTACAAATAATATAAAAGGAATGGGGACAGGAGTAAAAAATGGTCTAGGACATATCTTGAAATATGCTATGGCTTTATTTTCTTTAAGAAGTGTATACTCAGTGTTAAGTAGTTGTGCACAAAGTTGGTTATCTAGTCAAAATGCAGGAGCAAAACAATTAAGTGCAAATATAAATTATATGAAGTATGCTATGGGAAGTGCATTTGCACCTGTAATACAGTATGTAACAGGATTAGTATATCAATTGATGAAAGCAATCCAATCAGTTATATATGCATTGTTTAGAGTGAATATATTTGCAAAAGCAAGTGCAAGTTCATATGTAAGTATGGCTGGAAGTGCGAAAAAGGCAAAAGAAGAATCAAAACAATTAGCAGGAATACACGATGAAATTAATAATGTGCAAACTAATGATAATTCTAGCAGTGGAAGCGGAGGAGGCACATCACCGAGTTTTGACTTATCTGGAATAGATAATCAGATGTCTCCATTGGCTCAAAAATTATTTGACTTTTTTAGACCACTTGTTGATTCTTGGAATAAGTATGGAGAACAAGTTATAACAGCATCAAAAAATGCAATTAGTGGAATAGGACAAGCTGTTGGTGCAATGTGGGGGAGTGTAGAAACATTGTTTACTAATGGTACTATATACTCTATAATTGCGAATATATTAAATTCAATTGGGCAAATAGGTAGAGCCTGGGCAAATGCTTGGAATAATGATAATAACGGAACAGAAATAATACAGGGAATAGCAAATATAATTAATGATCTTACGGTTGCTATTTTGAATTTAGTTTCTAGCACAGGATTTCAGTCATTTTTAGATGGAATTTTAAGTGCATTTAGTGGAATAGTGCAATTTATGGAACCAGTTATTTCGGGTTTTATACAAATGTCAGAAGTAATTATAGAAATTGCAATGTCAACAATAGGGGATTTATTGACATTAATAGGAAATGCATTGCAGGGTATTGGACAGAATGAAATGGCAGTAAACATATTAAAAGCAATAGGAGAAGTAATTGCAATTGTTGTGGCAGGGATTATTGCTTGGAATACCGTTCAAATGGTTTTAAATGGATTGATGGGATTATTTACAGTATTAACATCACCAATAACTTTAATTATTTTGGGAATAGTAGCTGCAATAACTGCAATAATTTTAGTAATTCAAAATTGGGGAATAATTTTAGAATGGTTGGGAAATATTTGGAATGCCATTGTTGATTTCATAGTTGGAGTTGTAACAAAATGGATAGAATTTCAAAAAGCAAAATTTGAGTTCTTAAAAAACATTGTAATTACAGTATTTACGGCTGTAAAAAATTTTATAGTTAATGTTTGGAACGGAATAGTAAATACTATAGCAAATGTATGGAATACTATTGTAACAAAAGTAAAGGAAGGTGTGTCTGGAGCTTGGAATGCAATTACATCCGTATTTGGGAACATAGGTAATTGGTTTAGAGATAAGTTTAGTCAAGCATGGCAAGCAGTAAAAAATGTATTCAGTTCTGGAGGCCGTATTTTTGATGGAATAAGAGAAGGAATATTAAGTGGATTAAAATCAATAGTAAATGCAATAATAGATGGAATTAATAAAGTAATAGCCATACCATTTAATGGATTAAATGCAGCCTTAAGAACAATAAAAAACGTAAATATTATGGGGTTAAGTCCATTTGGATGGATATCTACCATATCAGTTCCACAGATACCAAGATTAGCTAAAGGTGGTGTATTAACAGAGGCAACAACAGTATTAGCGGGTGAATACTCTGGAGCTAAAACTAACCCAGAAATTGTAACACCACAAAACATAATGAGAGATACTTTTGAAGACGTATTATCAGACTTTAACAATAGTAATGGACAGCCATTACATGTAACAATACAATACTTAGGAAGAGAAATATTTGACGATACAATAGATTATATAAACTCAAAAACTAGAAGAACTGGTAAAAATACAATAGTAACGGTAGGTGATTAATAATGATATGGAGAGAACATGGAGAAACACAAAATTTACCAACTCCATCTGCATATAGTGCAGATATAGAAGATACAGACAATGATAGTTATACAAGTAAAAAAACAGGGGCATTGATAGACAATCCGATAGCAATAGGAATGTTAAAACTTTCTATGTCATGGGATTTAAATTCAGAAGATGAGGCAGAGAAACTAATACAAAAAACATATAAGAACCCATTTATTCTAGATGTAAAAGTACCAGTTGTTAATGGTGGATTTTTAGAAGGAGCAAAGTTTAGAGTTTCAAAAAGAAAAGTAGAAATGATAGATACAGAATTAAATACGAACACTTTCAAAACAAGATGGAAGTGTTCTTTTAATTTAATGCAAAAAGAACTAACAGAAGCTCAAAAACAAGCTTCAAAAAAAGCAAATTTATAGGAGGCTATAAATGTATAATACAAGTCAAAATTATAAAGATAAAGTATTAAATGATTCAATACAACATGAATTAAATATATACATAGACGGAAATAAAATCGAACCAAATCATATTATAGATTTTAGTTCAAAATTAGAATTATTTAATAATAATGAATTTTGTTTAGGGTGTACTCCAGAAATTGATATTGAATTTGAAATAGATAAAAGAGACTTGCCAGATGTGTACAATGAGGTTTATGTTGAAACAGGTATAGATGGAGAAGTAGTTCCAATAGGCTATTTTACTATTCAAAAACCAATTGAGGATGATGAGTTTAAAGTAAAGATAAAAGCCACAGATTATATGAAAAAATTTGAAGATAATAAATATGATGGTAGCAATTTAATATATCCAGAAACAATGTTGGAAGTCTTAAAAGATATATGCAATAAAGTAGAAGTAGAACTGGGTTCTACTTCTTTTCTGAACTCAAAAAAACAAATAGCAGTATATGACAACACCGTAACAGCAAGAACGTATTTAGGTTATATTGCAGAACAAGCGGGCGGATTTGCTGTAATAGGCAGAGATGGAAAACTTTATATAAAAACATTTGGAGAAGATACTGCTAATTTTGATATTGATTTGTTTGGAGATTTCACTTGGGGTGATAAATTTAAAGTAAGTAAAGTTTCTTATGAAGATGGAATACAAAATTATAAATTTGGAGATGAAACACAAGCAACAGTATTTATTGATCAAAACAATATGTATATAGTTGATAGTGAACAAGTAGAGAATATTTATAATCAAATCAAAGGTTTTGAAGTATATGCATTTGAGGGGGAGACAATAATAGACCCAGCTTATGATATTGGGGATATTCTAATAATTGATGATAAAAAAGTTTTATATCAAGGAGAGTTAAATTATGCGGGGAAATTTAAGGCAAGTATAAAAAGCAAAATACAGGTCAAAACAGAACAAGAAAGTATGCAGACAAAACAGAGTAACTCTAACAAAATAAAAAGGGTGCAAAGTGAAATAAATCAAATTGATGGGAAAATAACACAACTAGTACAGGAATCATCAGAACACGAAGAAAAAATAACAAAAGTAGAACAAGATCTAGATAGTATAAATCAAAATGTAAAAGATATAGTTGATTATAAAAGAACAATAGATGGAGTAACAGAAATTCATTTAACAGAAGCTGGAAATGTAAAAATACTAAAATTAGATATAAAAGGGAATATAACATATGTTAGTAATCTATTTCCTTCTGATGATTTATTTCCAAGTGATGAGTTATATCTTAATCAGGAGGTATTATAGATGATATATAAAATAATAGTGGATAAGCAAGCAAAAGAAAACCCTTCTTTAGAAAAAAAAGAATACACTGTTGATATCGAAGAACTACGTTGCAAAGGTGATGTGTATGATAGTTTAAATATTGAAAAAGACAGAACATATGTTGTAAGGAGATTAGAACTAAGTGAATTTCATGTGTTAAAAGAATTGAGTAATCCTAGAATAGAAGAATTAAAAGATTTAAATGTAGAATTATTCGAAGGAGATAACTATATTTATTTAATTGATATGATTGGAAATAAATTTTATGCGGAATATTTGATAAAAAATGATTTTAATGATATTTATGCAACAAAAAATGAAATGAATAGTGCAATAAATCAATCAGCTCAAAGTATAGAATTAAGTGTAAATCAGAAATTGATATGTTATTCTACAACAGAGGAAATGAATAGTGCAATAAATGTTAGGGCCAATGAAATAACTAGTTCTGTATCTAAAACTTATACAACAAAGCAAGAATTAGCAACAACAAAAACTGAAATCAAACAAACGACTGACAATATTGCAAGTACTGTAAGTAAGAAGGTGGGAAATGATGAAATTATTTCAAAAATTAATCAATCTAGTGAAAAAATTACAATTGATGCAAATAAAATTAGCCTTAAACGGAAAAGAAATAAATTTAACAAGTGATAATACGATTATAAAGAGCAATAATTTTAATGTAGATAAAAACGGCAATATGAGTTGTACAAACGCTAACATATCTGGAACTATATCAAGTAGTGATGCAAATATAACAGGCGGGAAAATAGTTTTAAATACATCATTATTATATCATTATGATACTTTTATAGTTAATGATTCGGAACATGGATCACAAAGTGGAATTGGAGCTTCAGTTGCAGTAATAGGGCAAAGTGGAAGTGATACAAATTCTGGAGTTCAAATATTTGGTAGAGTATCTGGCGGAGGTGCAAGCCATGTGTATGCAGATGATTTTAGCAATGGTTCATTAAAGGAATTTAAGAAAAACTTTGAAAAGTTAGAAAATGGTTTGGATATAATAAAGGCTACTGATATATATAAATATAATTTAAAGACTCAAACAGACGAAACAAAGAAATCTATTGGTTTTGTTATAGGAGAAGGCTATAATCATTCTAGTGAGATAACCTCGCTAGATAAAGATGGAAAAGAAGCAGGGGCAAACATATATTCAATGGTGTCGGTGTCTTATAAAGCAATCCAAGAACAACAAGAAATGATAGAACAATTGCAGGAAAAAGATAAACAAAAAGATAGAGAAATAGATAAACTTATAAAAAGAATAGAAACTCTTGAAAAGGAGGCAAAAAATGGAAATAATTGAGTTTAAAGGAGCAACAAAAGTAAAGAATGCATATGTAGAAATAGAGGGAACGCAATATGAAGTGGTACCGGCAGAATATAGTGGAGAGACACCATTAACACCTTATAATATAAACAGAATGCAAGAAAATTTGCTTACACACATTTACCAACTAAAAATAACATCTAATATAAATGCAGGAGCAGAAGTAACATTACCTTGTTATTATCAAGTTGGACAAGAAGTATTAGATGTATACTTAGACACCGAAAGACTAGCATTAAGTAGTGATGATGCCGGAACAGATGGACATTATAGAGAAATAGGAGATGCAGATAGTATAAGCAATAAAATAAAGACAACAACAGATTGGCAGTTAGAAACAGGAGATATTTTAACATTAGTAGTAAGGGGGGAATATAATGCTAACACTTAAAAATTTAATTAAGAAAATTGAAAACAAAATAGATTTTCCAGATGGAAAAAATATTTTATATACTTCTTCAGGGTATACAAATAAATATATTAAATTATTTGATGTAAATATGAAAACTGTATTTAAGACGGCTACGATAATTTTTAAAATTACATCAACTCAACAGTATGATTTTGATGATATATATAGTTTGCAAATTAATAGACAAGATTCTACCAATTTTAAAGTTAAATTTAAAAGAATAAACCAATTAAACCCAGAAGGAGTTGACATTTCAGATAATATTATAATAGTAGAAAGCAATTGTATATTTTCTGTTTGTTTTAAATTGCCAGGTGGTTCACGTACTCCTAATGTTCAAATAATATCAGCACAAAGATTTAATTCAGATATAATATTTGGCAATGGTGAAATTTTAGATTCTTTACCTTCAGGTACACAATACAAAATTGAAAAGTGGAAGGATTTACCATTGGCCACAGGAATAACAGTTGATAAGATTACTAAAAAAGCTATTTATAAGAAAGAAAATGGAATTGTTACAATTGTAGGAGGAGTGTCAGGAATTACTAAGGCAGGAACAACAATAGCACAACTTCCAGAAGGGTATAGACCGGCAACCCAAATATATTTTGAGGGATTTTGCTCTGGGGTTAGATATTGTAGGTGGATAATAACTCCGGCTGGAGGAATTATGTTAGAATGGGTCTCAGATAATACATATACTTCTGCTTGGTACAACTTAAATTGCACATTTATAGCAAATTAAATATAAAGGAGAAAAATATATGACTAAAATAAATCATGTAAGCCTTGGGGCTGTACACACACACACACACACACACACACACTTATAGTTTTATAAAAAGAAAAGAGGTGTTAATATGATACCTCAAATAAAAGGCGTAAAAAAAGAAATAAACAATTTAAAAGAACAAATAGAGAACGAAGATACTGGGTGGATTAATGGAACTTTAAATACTGGAATAATACTTTCTTCTAATAGTGGATTTCAATATGGAAATGGTATACAAGCAAGAATAATAAATGGAGTACTATTTGTTAGAGTTTCAGTAAGCAAGTCTACAGGGTATTTTGCAGCAGCAGATAAGGAAGTAACTATAGGGAACTTACCTAATATTACAGGATATGATTTAAAAACTCTTTTGAAAGGAAAAAATTATATAAGAGCAGGAGCCTTTGGAACAGAAACATCACAAGGCTTTTTACAGGTAGCTGATGGCAATGTTACTGTTCGTATTATTAATGGAAATGCTTATTGGTTAACTGGAATATTATCAATTCCATTAAACTAAAAATGTAAATTTCTCGAAAGGAGGAAGAAAATGCAAGATACAAAAGTTGTTGAAAGATTAGTAGAAAATGAGCAACGTTCAAAATCAAATTCTAAAAGATTAGATAGTATTGAAAATAAAGTTGAAAACATATATGATTTAACGCTAAGTGTGCGAGAAATAGCAACAGAAATGAAGGCAATGAGAGAAGACCAAAACAAAATGAATGAACGCCTAAAAATAATTGAAGAAAAACCAGCAAAAGAATATGAAGAAACTAAAAAGCAAATAAAAAGCAAAGTAGTTTCTTTTTTTGTTGGAATTATATTAACAGCAATAGCGTTTATCTTAGGATTAAGTAAATTTGTATAGGAGGGGAAGATAATGAAAAAATTTAAAATAATAGTATCATCAATATTAATGTGCATTATATTGTTTGTTGTATTTGCTTTTAGCGATGATAAAGAATTACAAAAAGATGTAGTAGAAAAAATGACAGATACAATAGTAGATATTGCAACAAATGAAAGTACAACAGAAATATTAAGTTTAACTGCAGAAGATGAACAAATACTAGAAGTACAAGAAACAACAGAAAATGAAGCATTTAAAGAGCAAGGACAAGTTGCATATGAAGGTGCAGAAAAAACACCATATATACAATTAGAAGATTATGCTGGACTAACATATTTCTCACAAATAGATAATAGATGGAAAAGTAAAATGTATTCTAGTGTAGGAGATAGCACACAAACAATAGGCACAAGTGGTTGTGGACCTACAAGTGCAGCAATGGTTGTGTCAAGTATAAAAGGAACAATAACTCCAGCTAAAATGGCAGACTTATATGTAAAATATGGTTATAGAAGTGCAAATCAAGGTACATATTGGAGTGCATTTAAATGGACAGCAGATGTATTTGATATAGGTTATAGTGAATGCTATAAATTAGATGATGTGATTTCAAAATTAAAAGATAACAATTATATAATAGCAAGTTGTAATCAGGGATTATTTACATATGGTGGACATTTTATAGTTCTAACAGGAATAGAAGGCAATTACATAAAAATATATGATCCATATTTGTATAATGGAAAATTTGAAGTTTCAAGTAGAAGGGGATTGGCAACAGTAAGCGGAAATACAGTATATGTGTCAATAGATAATTTTAGAGAATATGCAAATTACCAAAAATTCTTCTGCTTTAAAAATGATAGAATACAGATAAAAGAAAACACAACTACGCCTGTTATAATAAATGATAATTCATCTACAGTGTCTAGTATAAATTACCAAGTTAAAATTATAGCAAATGGTGGTTTAAATATAAGAGCTGGAGCAAGTGTGAATTATAATAGAGTTGGTGGTTATACTAAAAATTTTATAGTAACAATATTAGCAGAAAGTAATGGCTGGGGAAAAACAGATAAAGGTTGGATTTCATTAGTTTATACAAGCAGATATACAGCAGCTGCAAAAAATGCAACAATTCAAAAATATACAACAGGTACATATAAGGTTAATTGTAGTAAATTAAATGTAAGGACAGGACCAAGTACAAAATATAGAATTAAACCATTAAAGGAATTAACAAGAAGTGCAAGAAATCAAGGTGGATATGTAAGAGGAGTGAAATGTACAGTTACAAAAGTAATAGGAAACTGGGGATTAACTCCAAGTGGTTATATTTGTTTAGATTATTGTACAAAAATAAGATAGATATTTAGAGCTAGATTAGATTAATTTCTAGTCTAGCTTTTTTAATATAAAAAAAGAAATAGTTGTTGGTAATAACTATTTCCTTTTCATTTCCGTATAGGATTATTTATATTATTTATACTATTATAATATTATTTTCTTGTTTTGTCAACATTTAAAGTATCTATTAATGCTTTTTGTAGTATTTGAGAAAAGTTAACATTTTCTTTTTCAGCTATGGTATTTAACCAAGCAGGAATAGATAAAGTTTTTTTAACAGATTTATTTTCGTATTTTCTCTTGTGTTCTTCTAAATCAACAGAAACGAAAGATACAATTTGATTTTCCTCTAATTTTAATGATTTAATATTTGTAGTACATTCTGGGTATTCATTCAAATCTTCTAAGAATAATCCCATAGCTTCCTTGGCATTTTCCATGGCTTCTGCTAAAGTTTTTCCGTCACTAAAACAACCTTTTAAGTCAACAAATTCAACCCAGTATTCATTATCTTCCAAAGTAAAAATAGCAGGGTAAGTTAATAATATTTGTTTTTTCATAATTACACCTCTTTATATTATAGTATGCACATTCAGGTAGGACTTATTCAAGTCCCGCCTGTTTCAATAGTTTTTTTAATAAGCCTTTTGGTAAATCTCTATTATGCATTGGAATAATTACATCTATGTAACCGTTCTTTTCTTAACCTTAAGTGTGAACCTTCTTGCTTAACTTCATACCAACCGATTTCTTTTCAAAAGCCTTACCAATTCCTTAGGTGTCATACTCATAATATAAATAATCCTCCTTTCTTAAAATCTAAATTAATTATATACTATACGTTACGTATTGTCAATGCTTTTTTAGAAAAAATTTAAAAATATGAAAAATGGCTTAAAATCAAGGCATATAAGTACTTGACTAAAAAATAAAAAGGGCTTAAAAACGATTTTGAGACGTCACTTTTTGGCTAGTTTCTAGTAAAAAATAAGATAATAAATGTTTTGAAGTGATAAACATAAAAATAGATTTTCGACTACTTTCGACACAACAATTTAACATAATATGTTATAATAGTAAAGGGGGATGAATATGAAAGAAGCATATACACAATCTCTACAAATGATTAAAGTATTAAATATAAAAAGTGAAAAAGAATACAGAAAGTTATTAAAATACTTTTTAATACTATCAGCAGAAAGTATGAAAGTAATGTCAAGAACGAAAAGATTTAGCAAAGTAATAAAGAAAGCAAAAGAAGTCTAAAAGGCTTCTTTTACTTTTGCATAAAAATATTAAAAATGTAGATGCTAACATTGAGGTGTTTTTATGATCAATTATTATAAAAAAAGCTTAAAAGAATTAAAAGAATATGTAAGAAAAAATAAGAAAATTACAAGGGAAGAATGGGATGAATATGCTCATAATAATTGCTTGTTTAGTGCGTTTACAATAGCATGTCATAAAGATGCATACAGTTTTAAAGAATTAATTAGAAAAATATAGTTTCATAAAAGAAAATAAATTGGGCATATTAAAATTGGTGGTTTTATGAAAATAGAAATTCTGGTTAGAGAAATAAGATTAAAACAGAATATGACATTAGAAACTTTAGCAGAACTATCTGGCATTAGCAAAGGACATTTAAGTAAAATAGAAAGGCAAGAAAGAGCCCCAAAATTGTCAACAATGATAATGATAGCTAAAGCATTAAAAGTAGACATAGAAGAATTATACAAAATAGTAAAATGACACTTTAATAGTGTCGTTTTTATTTTTGTAAAAGAAAAACAGCATTTCATAAAAAGTTGCCCAAATGCAACCTAATTCATTATATTTATACATCAGAGCTCTAAAAAATAAATTAAAGGAGATTTGTAATAATGAATGTAGTAGAAGACGAAGTAAGGAAAATGAAGAAAATTGTCGAAGGAAGAATAATAGAAAATAAAAAATTGTTTACTCAAGAAGAAATAAATACTATCTTTTTAAATAAAAATTTAACAATAAAATTATATTTACTAGGCATTTTAGACACTAAATTTTAATGCAATTTTTAATGCAACGCCAAAGAAAAGTTATAAAAAACGAAGGGAAAATGCATAAAATGATATTTTAAATATTAGCCGTAAAAGGCTTTAAATGGCATCTTATAAGAAAATATAAAAAAATATAAAAATATGTAAAAAGTATAAATTTATCCACGATAGCTCTTAGGAACCAGTGTCAACGACGTGGGGGTTCGAGTCCCTTCATCCGCACCAATGACGTATCTGTTCGAACTAACAGAACAGATAGATATGAAAATCAATCAGTAAAATGGTTGATTTTTTCTTTTGCAAAAAATCATCCTAAAACTACAATGAAAGGATGGTGCAAAAAATGAAGATAATTAAGCAAGACCTAGAATTTGAGGAATGTCTAAAACAAAGATTGGAGTTTATATGTGAGCTTTCTAAGGTTACTCCTACTTTTATCAATGGTAGTATTAGAAAAATTGAGAAGACTAATATTTCATACATTGAACCACATAGAGTAATTATTAAAAATATTACATTTTTAGTTTTTAATTATTCAAATGATGTTTATATTTCTAATCTATCTAAAAAGATAAAAATATCAGACCTAGAAACATATTTGAAAAACATATAATTTGTAAAAAATTGACATTTCTTTAAATCGTGATATAATATAGGCAATTAACTATCTATATTTTCTTGGGCAATAGCAAATATAGATTTACGAGTACTTTGAAAAAATTATATTATATTACAATTATATTGTATTTTATTTTATTTTGTGATAAACGGATTTAAGAGATGTCATTAGTACTCGTGTGTACTTTGATGTCTCTTTTTTTGAAGTTAGGAGGTTATGCAAATTGAAAGATGAAAAGAAAAAATGTGGGTTGTATATGAGAGTATCAACCGAAGACCAAGCAAGAGAACGGTTTTAGTCTTCCAGAACAAAGAGAAAGATTAGAGTCTTTTTGTAAATTTAGAGGCTATGAAATAATAGATTATTACGAAGATGCAGGAATTAGTGCTAAAACTGGTAATCATAGACCAGAATTTGAAAGATTAAAAGATGATATTAAGGCTAAAAAGATAAACACAATAGTTGCTTTAAAACTAGATAGAATAACTAGAAGTATTTATGATTGGGAAAATTTAATGACTTTTTTAGATGAAAACAATGCCTATTTAGATTGTGTAAATGATGAAATAAATACAACAAGTGCCAACGGCAAAATGATTTCAAGATTATTAATGAGTGTTAGTCAAAATGAAATTGAAAGAACAAGTGAAAGAACTAAAGTAGGCTTAGCAGGTGCAATTAAATGTGGTCATATTCCTCACATTGCCCCATTAGGCTATAAGCACGAAGATAAAAGATTGGTAATAGATTATTCTACTAAAGATGTTGTAGTTAGAATATTTGATTTATATTATAATGGGTACTCTTATCAAAAAATAAGTAATTTATTCAATGAAGAAAAAGTATTAGGAAAAGATAATTGGCGAGATTCCACTATTGTTACTATTCTTGAAAATGAAATATATAAAGGTGATTTCGTTCACGGAAAAAGAACAAAGAACCCTACTTATTATGAAGATGTAGTTGAACCAATTATTTCAAAAGAAATGTGGGCTGATTGCCAAGTACAGAAAAAGAAAAAATCGAGAAGTTATCAAAGAACATTGACATATTTATATTTACAAAAACTAAAATGTCCTAAATGTAATCGTATTTTAGGTGGTAAGGCTACTACAAAGAAAAATGGCAAGACATACTTTTACTATTATTGTAATGATTGTAAAGTTCAGTTTAAAGAAAATGTAATAAATGAGTATTTTGAACAATTTATAGATGAATTAACCGAATATGACTCTGTTGTAAATCAGTTCTTCTTGCCTATGATAAAGCAAAAATTTGATGAACCTAAAGAACAATTAGAAAAAGAAATAAACAATCAGAAAAACAAACTAGAAAGAATAAAGAAAGCCTATATCAATGGTGCTTTTGAACTAAAGGAATATAATGAAGAAAAGAAAATAGTTGAAAATGCTATTACAGAACTTGAAAATAAATTAGATACTACTGATTGTGTAGAAGAATTAAAATTTACACCAAGAGATATTTTACTAAAAAGAGATATTGATTTTATCAATAAGATTAAGCTAAATAAAGAATATCAAGAAAGAACTAAAACTTGGAAAGATTATACACGAGAAGAACAAGCAGATTTACTAATGAGATATGTTGAAGATATTGAATTAGATATTATAGGTACAGTAATAGCAGTAAAGCAAATTAATTTTAGAGAATCTATTTGTAAGTCAAGAGTTATTTGATAAAGGTTATATCGATACTACAAAGCCTATGATATTAGGTAATGTATTAGGAAGTGTTAGATTTAGCAACTATTTACCAGAGGAAGAAGTTGGCGAAATAATAATGAGGTTACAACAATACTATGATGTGCATTTTACAGAGGCAACATACTATGTGCAAAAGCAAATGTTTTACTTTAACTTTGTTGAAGATAATAGTGCTATTGTTAGAGTGTTTCCTTTAGAGGATTATTATAAATTAGATCCAGA